CAACATTGCCTTTGACTGGGCAATACAAATACTAAATGAATATGACCACTAATCTTTGGCAACGAATCTTGAAAGTAGCAGAGTTCTTTGAATCACGGTTCAAAGCTACAGGCACACCTATTGTGGATGTAGCCGAGTCTTACGACTGGTATAATCAACTGTACACCAGCCCTACATATCGCAGAGCACACGTTGAGATTGTGGATAAAACTGCCACACACAAGATTCTTGTGTTACATTGCACAGTGTTTCCACACTACAATGATCCCAGCCCAATCTGGGGGTTTGATGCTGTGTGCGGGCCAAACAAGATCACAGGAGCATTTCATGACTTCAGTGATGGTGGCGATCCCAACCACTTCATGATGAAACACTTTGCTGAAACTGTGAAAGATGTGACCTGGAACAAACCTAGAGTATTGCCACAGTGGGCATCAGAAATTTTCAGTTCAAACATTGTGGCCGCAGGCAATGTAAGCGACGAAGCTGAACTAGAAAACTTGTGCCAACTGGCAGAAGCAAACTTGGATTACTATCTCAATAACGTGGGCAAAACTGCACAGTCTGAACATGATTACTGGCCAGTACAGAGCAAGTACAATGCCAACAACAAGTTAAATCCGCATGTGGCTCGCAGCATGATCAGCATGGGCGTGGAAGAGGCTGTGATCAAGAAGTTCATTGACGAAGTATTATACCCAGAGCACAGACTATGAGCCAATTATTTTTTTACGACGAACAAATACGTCGATATCTACTGCAATTTACACGCATGTTCAGCTTGTTTGAAGTTGAATACGGACGCAACGAACAGGGCACGTCAGACTTGATACGTGTACCTATTCGTTATGGCGATGCCAGTCGACAAGCACAGACAATCCTAAATCAAAACTCTGCCAACAGTTTAAATGCCACGCCACTGATGACATTTTATATTACCGAGTTGGCCTATGACAGAGATCGCATGCAAGAGCCATATCATGTGAACAAAATGTTTGTGCGTCAACGCACATATGACACAGGTACAGAAAGCTACGAAACCACACAAGGCAATGCATTTCAAATTGAAAGACTCATGCCTGTGCCTTACAAGCTGACCATAAACCTGGATATCTGGACCTCAAACACCAATCAAAAGATGCAGTTGTTTGAACAAATTGCCACGTTGTTTAATCCTGCACTAGAAATACAGGCCACAGACAACTACATTGATTGGACCAGTCTCACAGTGTGCAATCTCGAAACTGTGAAATGGAGTTCAAGATCTATTCCAGTAGGTACTGACAATCCTATTGACATCATGACCATGACATTCAGCTTGCCTATCTGGATCAGCTCACCAGCCAAGGTCAAGAAACTGGGTGTGGTAGAGCGTGTGATTGCTAGTATATTTGATGCACAAGGGGATGCTGTCAATGCCCTAACTGACAATGATTTGCTACTAGGCACTCGAGTCAAAGTCACACCGTGGAGTTATCAAGTTTTGCTACTGGACGGACAATTACAGGTATTACAGCCACCGCAACCGGTGAATCCAGATCGTATTAGCCTGGCACCTTTTGGATTTCCCATAGTAGAAAGTCCACAGATCACTTGGCCCACAGTAATTGGTGCATACGGTGTGTTACGTCCGGGCATCAGCTATATTACTCTGGATAATCCCTGGGCACCGGATAGCAGTATCATTGGTACCATTGCAGTAAATCCAGCTGATGATCGATTGTTGATTTACAATATTGATCCCGACACTGCACCACAAAACACATTGAGTCCTGTGGATGCTGTTATTAATCCACTGACCACAGCACCCGGAGATGGGTTAGATAGCAGTCTAACCGGGCAAAGATACTTGATAAACGAAAGCACCGGCTATGATAATAATCCTTCCAATCCAGAAGCATGGCTAGGTACCGGTGGCCAACCCTTGATTGCACATGCCAATGACATCATTGAATACGACGGCGCACGATGGGTTGTCGCATTCAACAGTAGAGATACAACAGATGCACAATATGTAATCAACCTGACCACTGGCATTCAATTTTATTGGAATGGTACCAAATGGGTCAAAAGCATTGATGGATTATACACTGGAGGCTCATGGAATCTGGTATTGTAAAAGCTGTAGGAGTTTGGTTTTATTGCGCAAGCACCGGTAGATATCTATATCTGTTGCGCAACGATTCAAAGTACCCTGATACATGGGGATTGGTTGGCGGAAAAGTAGAGCACAGCGAAACATTAATTGCTGCTGTGGAGCGTGAATGTGCCGAAGAATTAGGATCTATTCCTGAATATCAGCAGTTGATTCCAATTGAAAAATTCACAAGCCCAGACTCTGCATTTGAATATCACACCTTCTGGTGCAGAGTTGACCATGAGTTCTTTCCTGATCTAAATCACGAACACATTGGCTATGCCTGGATCAAAACTGGACGCTGGCCAAGGCCATTGCATCCAGGATTGTGGAACACTGTGAACTTAGATACTATTCAAAAGAAGATAACTTCTCTTGAACGTACCTGCATCAGATAATCAATCAAAGAAGAATATATGCCACAGTCGGCAGTTTTCGTTGGTAAATCCAAAATAGTCTGTGGCTGAGTGAATGTATCCAGCATTGAATATAACTAATCGATTGTATACGTTACCAAATGAATCCACTGGTTCAAAGATAGTTCGATCTAGATTCTGACTGCCGGGTCTAAAGCATTTCGAAATGTCAGGATGAGTGATATGCCTAATGTCTGTGCCTTTGAGTGCATGGGTTGATGTGCCAGACTGATACGGTGCATCAGGAGTTAGGTACAACATAGCTGCCCAAGTTTGATTATCACAATGATGAGGAATTGGCTCACCTTCCTTACACACCTGGAATCGACCGTTCATGCCATGCCCTTCCCAGTTTACAATTTTGCGATTCATGATGTATTCAAATTCTTCTTTAAGTCCGGGAAATAAAAATTGTTCTTTGGTACGATCGCCTATGTAAAGTTTACCTAAGCCACCTTTATCATATTCCTGTTCCAAGGCAAACTTACGTATTGCATCAGGATTCTGATAAAAATTATCAACTATCCATACACCAGGCATGGGTTGCTGATTAATTATGGTGGAAGCAGTTCGAGCAATGTTTGCTTTAGGAACAATTGTTGCTTGTACCATTGGCAAACTTGCAGGAAACATATAATCTGTGGCAAAATTTATGTTGTTGCCAACAGATCTTAAACTGTTTCTGGTGGCTTCATTCACCAGTTCAGGATGTACCCACCAATCTTCATAACTATGAACTTTGTTATATGCAAGATCGCCGACTAATAGTTCATAACCTTTGCTTTGAAGAAATTCTCGACTTTGATCTCTTACGTTTTGATTATAGTAATAATCATGTTCAAATGTTATCACAGCAAATCTGTATTGATCAAAAGGTATACTTTTCAGAACTGTAAATGAAATTTCTGGTGGGTCGCAATCCACTTGCAAGTAATCAATGTCCTTGGAGAATCCTTTGGTAGCAAGAATTGCAGCATAGTTAACTGTGGTTGCATCTGTGCATATTACAGAGTTTTTGCGTCGATGCTCAAAGTCTTTTACTTTGCTTAATTCATACTCAATACTTAGACCTGTCCAATCAAACATGGTTTCCAATAGTGCTGTGTTGTTGCCATAGAAAGGTTCAGCACTACCAATTTCAAGATATTGACCATTGCGTTTGCCTTGGGTTGCTGCCAACACAAACAAGTCTTGATAGCTTTGACTAAAGTTCTTTTTAATATTTTTAATTCCATCAAACGACAATCGAACGCTGTCAATCATGCTAGAATCATAATAAGTGTGAGTAAACAACGGAACTACTTCAGGAGCATTGTTCCACTTGGGTGTTTCGTGCAGGGGAATCCGAGGCAAGCCACAATTTGTAAGATTGTTGTTCACAACAGTTTCATACATGGGCAACATTTTGTAGTTGTCTTTGAGGAACAGCATGATTTGTCGACTTTGCTCAGTTAGTCCTACCCACCAACTGGTCATTCCCTTCTGAAACAACAATGCATAGTATCCTGGATAATTTTCCGGAATTACAGATTCAGTGCTAAAGTCAGCCAGAGTCAATCCTAGCACCGCCATACTATGACTTTCTTGCCATTCGGTGCGATTTTCATGCACACGACTCAGCAAGAAGTATGCCTCTGGTCTAGTTGGTATCAATGCTATGGATTTCAGCAGCAGACCTTTTTCTGTATCGTCTCTAGTTTTTTGTTTTTCTAAACAGATACAGCATCGCATCAGTGCTTCGTATTGCTGCAAATCAGTTGAGCTGCGTTCTGCTGTGCGCAGATAAAAGCTGATAGCTGCGCCAGTTTGGCCTATACTTTCATATTCTTTTCCTAACTCAAAGTTGATCACAGGATCTTCGGAGTTTTCGATAAAGTTAGCTAGATTTTTCATATTAACGGTGGA